ACACCTATTTGATTAGCTGCCAATCCTAATGCATTTTCCGCTAATAAAGTATCAGTTAAATCTTTTTCTAACTGGTCACATTCTAGTTGTGGGTTCTGATGATCCCATAAATGAGTAGGAGTTAATAATATGGGATCGGGCCAAATTCTAATTGGTTTTATCATTATATTTAAAGTTTAAGGGGAAACCCTTAAAACTATTGGCGTCTTTTCAACGCTTTCTTTGCCATAGCCGATACCGTTTGTTCTGTGCCTTGTGGGCTTTCTATTGGTCCGCTAGGTTCAGAACTTATGGGTTCCTCTAAGCCTGGCTGTTGTGCTGGTTGTCCAACCTGCATAGTGCCCATGGGTTGATCAGGTGGCATTGCAGTTTCTGGAGGGGGCATGTCTGATAAATCTGTGCCTTGATCTGTAGATACCGTTTCTTCATCTGGCAATAACTCTATCATTTGATTCTTTTCAGGTTTAGAAATTAACTGTTGAAGATCTTGAGATTTAGCATAGGCATTAGCTAAATCTCTAAAGTTAAAACTTTCATAACCTACATTTTGCATAATAGTAATAAGTCTGCTTGCACTTATTCTAGGATTAGCATCTTCCGCATCAATTCTAGATTTTTCGTAAGTAATAACATCCATTAAAGACTTTGATGCACCTTGATCAAAGTCTTCGTTTAACTGCCTAGCAAATTCATAATAGCGCATTAACGCTTCTCACGCCCTAACGGTTTTGATCCGCCTTCACCTGCTGTAGAAGTTGCAATATTATCTGGAATTTCTAAATCGATTTCTGCACCGCCGTCACCTAGGTCGGCTGGAGGCAAATTTGCACTCATTGGTGTAGGGGCACCTTCTTCGCCTGCAAGTCCTCTTGCACCCTGGTCTAAACTTTGTCTTACTGTATTTAGATTATCAATTAATGATTGTAAGGCCTGTCCTGCTGTAGATTTATAACTATCAGACTTTTCAGGCCCAAGTTGATCTCTAATACTGTCTAATAAAGGAGGCATTTGTTCATTTAACATCTTACTAGCATCTTCTAACATGTTTTGAATACTATCTACCATATCTTTAGCTGCTAACACTACTTCTGCTGCCTCTATTTCGCCTTCATTGATTTGACGACGAGTAGAAAGCCATTCTGTTAACCCTTCTTTAACTAAAAGCATTTCCATGTATTTAGGATTGGTCTCTAGTTGGCTTGCACCATAAGTTTTGCGTAATCCAATTAAATGCTCATTAATTTGATAACGCATTTTTTCTGCTTTAGCTACACTAAGGCCACCATAATTAATTTTTACACCAAACCTACTTTCCATAAGTTGGTTTAGTTTATGTTGTTTATTATAATTTAATTCGTTAAGGTTCATAATATTTTAATCCCAGACTTTAACATATTTAGCTCTAATTAAGTTTTTTTCTAAATCTTTCTTAGCACATAAAAGTTTTAATTTAATATCACTTAATTTGGCATTTATTAAAGACAATTTTAAAAAATTTGATGTTTTAATGTATCGTTTTTGTTTTGCCAATAGTATAAAAACTTCCTCGCTAAGTCTAGAATAATCTTTATCACTATTCATTATTCTCCGAGAAAGTTCGTATTGTTGTAATTTATCCATACTTGCAAATAAAAATGCTGCTTGTTTATTACTAAATTTGTTAATTAAATTATCGCCTGAATAAACTGAAAATAATTTTTTCTTGTTTTTTGTTATTCTATAGTGCCCCACTAACCAACTATTTTTGCCTATTGGTACACAAATGGGGCGTTTAAGTTTATAAGTAATAAATTTAAGTTCTTGAGCAGCCCAAGACTCTATATGTTTTATTGCTTGCTCTACAACTAATTTACCTAGTTCTTCTTTTGAATACGATGCGTCCATCTTCTTTAATTCTTTTTAATATATTTTTGTTAACTAATTGATTTGCTATTAACAGTTGTCTATCATCAAAGTCTCTTTTTAGCCATTTAGGATTTTCATCGTCAAATAGCTTGAGTAAATCTGCTTCTTCATTGTTTATATATACAGAAAGTTTTGGCTTGGTTAGGTCAACTATTTTCATTTGTTAATTAAATTTATAATTAAAGTTATATTAGCAGTTAATAGTACACCTATAATAGTAGTTGCAATTGCTAAAAGTTGTTTATTAATGCCTGCTGTTTTACTATTGATTCCTTCTTTAATAGATAAAACATGTGTTTCCAATGTGCTTATTCTTTGATCTACCTGATCTAGTTTTTCTTCTAAACTTTTATATCGTTCAGCACATAACTCTACATGAGCTTCTAAATTAATTTTTTCAATACCCGTAGTAGTTGCAACCATAATGGTTCCCAAGAAATATCTTAAATATTTATCTTATGCTTTTGTTTCTGTGTGAATAAAAAAGGCACCAATTGGTGCCTTTTCGTCATGCATATAACAATTATTAGCTTAGGATGCTGCTAATTTTAATCCAACATCTGTAACTGCATTGATACCAAAGCCAGTAATACCTCTGCCATCAATAATTGCATTAGCATTTGCAGTAGTGAAGGTCTCTGATGAATCTTCCATTACTACACTAATACGGGTTGTATCTACCTGATAAGCTAAAACTGTGTTAGTTAAGCCAACATAAGCTAGAACTGCTTCAACAACTTCGCCAGTTCCCATTTGTGCTGCTACGCTGTTATTTGCTGTAAAGCCAATACAACGAATTGGCTTACCAATACCTGTACTAATTGGTACGCCAGTTGTTTCTGCACTTAAAGCTACATTGCCTACGCTTACAACTGTTTTTGCACTACCATTTGTTCTTGTAAAAACTGCCATGTTAGTTTCCTTTAAAAATGTGCGTTACCGCATAATTTTATTTATACAATTTTACTAATTTTTATCGTTTAGCATGTATTTGAGCACTAAAGCCAAGTCTATCCACAAACTTAACTCCACTAGACACATAGCCTTCCTGACTTTCTACACCTGTGTCTAGATATCCTTTTACTGGACTTGCTTGAGCTGCTTGTTCTAGTTGTGGGATTAAGATATTTTTACAATTAAATAATGCTGCCCACATTGTCCACATGGCAGCTAATCCTTGTTGTTGCTGTTGTAACCAAGGTTCTAATACAGAACGCATTCTATTACTAGGTGCCTTGTCCAGAACAAACTTATAAGACCTTTTAGTAATATCATTAAGATTGAAATTTCTAATTAGTTCTTGATTAATAAAAGGCCCCACCAAAGATGCAATCCATGTATTTTGAGCAATAGGCATAGTTTCAAATAATGCATTCACTGCTTGACTGTTATTGTTTATTGTTGTTTTTACAAAATTAATTTGGTTTCTATTTAATTTAAGTTGTGGAGTTATTGGCAATTTAGCTGGAATAATCGCAACATTTCCTTTGGGCTTTAAATTTCCCAATGTGCCATCTAAAGAAACTGCGTCCTCTGCACTTACTGAAGTTGCAGGTATAAATTGATGAACTGCTATTCCAACAGTTTTACCCTGTAACATTTTGCCAAGTTCACTATTAACATCAATATTATATGTTAATCCTCTTGGGTTTGCTTTAAACACATACATTTGCTGATTACCTTGAGCAACAGGGCTTAATGTATTACCAAATAACATGTCTCCCCAGTAATATCCTGGACTTTTAGGTGTGCTTTGTTGTAAAGACTGCCAAGCATTTGCAATGGCACCATGTAACCCACTGCGATCTACACCTCTTGCTGTATCATAGTTAATAAAATCTTGTGGGCTGAAAATTTGTCTACCAGACCCATCCTTTTTGTCAAACATATGTTTGTCAACTACAATAAATCTGCCATTCGAATCCCACCCCCATACTATAGCAGGATAACCATCATATTTTATTGTAATTTTAGCTGGGTTCTTTACTGTATTAATAATGGCATTAAGTGCATAATTTGCTCCATCTGTGCCATAAAATGCTGTAAGATCTTCTGGATGTGTAAGATGTTTTTTACCTACTTGGACCTGTTCTGTTAAAATTTCATTTATTCGCATATTAATACCTAGCTTATACTACGAGCAAACTTGGCAGCAAGAGCATAATTTAACTTGTCTTGTTGTCTTAAAAGCATGATTGCTTTTAATGATTCATCATATAAAGTAATTTCTTCCGTAGTTACTGGGTTTCCTCTTGCTGTTCCTGCTGCTCTAATTGCATTTGCTGCAAGAGTAGTATTGCTCCAAGGAATAGTTAAAGCATAACTTGATTTAGATGCTATATTCTTCAACAAATTTTTAATAAGATCTCTAAGCTGGTCCGGTAAATGTCTATTAATACCTGTAGCCATTTGAGATATAATTTCTCTAGTGCTACTAGCAGTGGTCTGTTCAACCTGAGCCAACATTTCTAAATAAAAACTATTTACCTCAACAAACGCAGATTTAAATTGTGATAAAGATGCTGGAGTAGTTGGCCTCGTCGTTGAATTAAAAGTGTTGTCGATTTTAGTATCTAATAGATATAGCCTTTCTGGAGTTACAATATATGCTCTATAAGCTTGTTTTAAAAACTGGTTAGCCATATTAACAATATCTGCAATTTTACTAGGATCAGTCAATGTGCCTGTTCTGTTAATAATGCCTAATTTTATTAATTCAGCCATGAACTTTTGATAAATTTCCATAGCTAATTTAGATCTTACATACTCTAAATTTGCACGACTAATAGCTGGGTCAGACTTATCAACATTGCCGCCTGCGGCTTGCCATGCTGCTCTGCCTATAAACTTTATTGCATCTAAAACACCTTCTTTAATTATAACTTCATTTATTTTCATTTTTAAATTTTTTCACACCACGAATAAATTTAGCTTGATCTTCGTTTTTAATGCTAACTAGTAGTCGTTTTTTTAATTCTTCGCTTTGCTCTTCAGAATAGTTTTCCTTAATAAAATTAAGTAAATTAATTGCACCTTGAATTACATGAGTGGCCCTGCTTTCAACCAAGTTTTCTCTGTCTCTTAGTAGTCTAAGTGATTCTAATTCTTCTAATAAACTACGGGTTTTGCGAAGCAAAATTATACTCCTACGCCATTATATATTTATATCAAACCAAAAAACTAGTAAAATGCTAATTGCTTGTTTTCAAACTTGCTAACATTGATTTTAATTTATTTGTTTGTACATCTGCATTGACTTTACTGTTTTGGGTGGTTGTGTTACTCTCAACCCTACTAGTTGTTTTTAATTGATTTAAAATACTAGTAGTTTGTGGTTTAAGAGTACCTGGCGTGCCTTGGGCATCTTCACCTGGATCTGTAATTCTTAAACTTTCTAGATCAAAATCTAAATCTACTTTTTGTCCAACGCCACTACTGCTTCTAGTTTTCATTAATTGAATTTGATAACGCCCACGCTCTCGCATTGCCCTACTAGTAAAAATACCAAATACATTATCTGCTGTATTAATTTTACTAATACCACCTGAAATGTGACTATGATCAAACTCAATTTCTTCAACTGCACTACGATTAAGTTGGCTTGCAGTAATCATTAGGATATTAAATTCTTTTGCTAAATTCCTTAATTCTTCACTGACATATTTGTCTTTAACAAACAAGTCATTTGGACTAACTTTAGCACTAACTGGCATTACAAGATCCAAATAATCAACCATAATAAAATCTGTTCGTTGATTTGTTTGTACTTCTAGTTCTTTTAAATAAGCACGAATTTGGTTTACATTACTTTGTGCAGGCATATATTTGATACGAAGACTGCCAGATTTTTTGCCAGCCATTTTAATTTTCATTTCTAAATTATCTAAATCTTTAAAGATTTCCCTAGTACTTACATTAGCAATCATACTATCCATACGCATAGCACAAAGTTCTTCACTAAGTTCTAATGTAAGAAATACACCATTAAGTCCTTGTGTAATCCAATTTATGCTAATGTTTTGCATGAAAAGACTTTTACCACTGCCTGAACCACCTGCAAATATATTAAGCTCACCTCGATTCATACCACCAAACAAACGACGATCTAATGTAGGCCAACCAGTACTGACTTGCCCATTGTTATTTTTAATCTTCATTAATCTAGTGCGTGGATCAGCAAAATAGTCTGTACCTAAATCTTTAGTTAAACTGATTTGTACTGCATCTTTAATTAACTTTTCAACTGGGTCAAAGTCACCTTTTTCAATTAAATCTGCACTGAGTAAAATTGCCCTTTCTAGTTCTTGCCTTTTAGTAAATTGTTCAAATTCAGTCATGAACCATTCATAATGATTCTCTGCAAGGTCTGGTATTGGTTTTAATTCTAATCCTGTTACTGCTTGTATTTGTTCCAGCTTGG